TCAGGCAATGATGCTTTCGTACCGGCTGCGGGTCTGTGTCGCCTGCGCTGCCGTCTGGCTGAATGCGGCGGCAGTGGTGGGCCCGCCGGTGCCGGGGTGTGAATGGTTTGCGCACTGGCTGGCCAGCTGTGCCAGCAGGTCGATGGTTTCCAGCATCATTTGCAGCGTGTTAACGCCTTCGCTGCCGATGTGTACCGTTGGCCCCATGATTTGCTGGCCGCCCGCCGCGATGCTTTTACGCAGATGCGCGATTTTCTCGGTAAGTGCGCCATCGGTCTGCGTCTCGATGCCGCCCTTTACGTGCGTTTTCTGCTGACCGTCGATTTCGGCTTCGGCGTCGCCTTCCACGCGGGCCAGAAATTTGCCGCTGGCCGCGATGGCGTAATCGCCGGTGGCCACGTGCTGAACGGCTCCGGCCAGCAGGCTGACGGTTCCCAGTACCGTGGTTTTATCCGTGGCTTTTACCGTGGTTTCACGGCTGACCAGCTCGCGGCGCTCCCGGTCTGCGGTCACTTCGCGGCTCATGGAAGTTTCACTGATGGTCTGGTCAGTTTTCCGCACCCAGTCACCGGCCTGCGTGACGCGCTGTGACACTTCCTCGCGCTGCTGTTGCAGCTGCTCGCCCGGCTTCACATCCGGCAGGCTTGTGCCATCCGGCACGGTCTGACGCACAAACGGCTTATCCGCGCGCCCGCCGGTAAAGCCCACCTCTACCAGCGTGCCTTCGGGCGGAAACTGGAACATCCCCGAATCATTACCGGCCATCGGCACCGGCAGCGGCACAGCGGAATACACCGGCGTGTTACCGTCCGGCTTACCGTCTGCGTCAAGCAGCTGTACGTCAACGGCGTAGCGCGGGCGGAACGGATCGGAAAAATTCCCGCTGCTCACCGGTTCGCTGTGCGCCACCACCCGCGCGAATTTCGGCAGATGCAGCCCGGACGCCAGCTCCGGATAATGCGCCTCAATCTGGCGCTGCGCCGGGGTTTTCTGTAGCGGCCTGCCGGTTGCCTTATCGCGCGGCGTCCACGTGATGGTCATGCTGTCGCCGGACAGATTAACTTTCGTCACCCGCTGGCCGTTCACCTCTGCACCGGGGCGCAGGGTCTGCACCAGGGGAATGGTCATGCAGTTGCCACCGGCAGCGCCCTGGTTAAAGTCAGCCGGAATTTCAACGGGCCGCCCGGCAAACAGCGCCTTTTCCGCGCCGCCCAGATACAGCGAACCATCCGGCAGCTGATACCAGACGTAATCATTCACGCCAAAAGCGCGGCCCAGATTATCCAGCAGCTGGAACCCGCTGCCGGAATGGGTGAAGTGCGGGATCGGCCTGTTGCTGTAGGCGGCATCCGGCACCGTTACCGTGATGCCGCTGTGCTCCGTCAGCCAGCTGGCGATTTCTTTCAGCGTGGGATGCTGGAACGAACAGGGCCAGCTGCGTTCGAACACGCCGACCAGCTCGCGCACAAAGAGGCGCTGGAAGCCCTTTTCGGCGGGCTGCGAGCGCTCCACGTAGCCGGTAAACCAGCGCAGCAATAAATCGCTGTATCCCACATCAAGGCGCACCACCTTGCCGGTGTAGTCCGTGTCGGTTTCTGCAGTAATAAACCCGCGCCCGCAGCTGCTCAGCTCAAGCGTCATGTTCACATCAACCAGATGTACCTCATCCGTGGACAGGTACAGGCGTTTAACAGGCTTCATCGTTACCCCAGCGCATCATTGACAGGTTTAAGCACCTTACTTTCAAACCATGACAGCGTTTCCGCATCCTCTCCGGCGCTGGCCTGGCTGGCTGCGCCGCCACCGGCGCCAGCCTTCTGCGTTTTGCTGGCCGTTCTGGACGCCGCCCGCGCTTCACGTTTTTCCTGAACGCTAAGATGTTCGGTCAGGGTGAACGTGACCAGCCAGCTCATGCGGCCATCCTGCGGCGGCGCGTCCACTGTGCCGGTAAACGTGGCTTCTCGCAGATTAACGGCGCGGGCCACCTCATTGGCCACGCGGTAAACCTGCCGCTTGCCGCCCGCATCCGTGGCGTTCGCCAGGGCGAAAATACGTGACAGCGTGCTGATTTGCTTAAACGGCACTTCGCCCACCACGCGCAGCTCTTTGCCTTTTGCGCCCTGCTCGGCTTTTGTGGTGGCGCTGGTCTGCCCGCTCTGGTCTTTGTCCTGAAACTGCTGGCTGACCGTCACGCGCATGTTTTTAAGCGGTATGGCTTCGCCGTTAAGCGCCAGCATGATCGTTGATGTCATGGATCATTCCTTTAATTCCGTCGAGATTGTCACCGGCCAGCATGATGGCCGCGCTGTGTACGGCAAAAGGCTGCGGTATATCCTGCATGAGCGTGCGCGTTAGCGTCGCCGCGTCCCCCTTCGCCGTAAAAACCCAGGCGCGGGCGCTCTTGCCGGTTAACTGGTTGAGCCCGTCAGCCAGCTGTGAAAGCAGCCCGGCGCGCTCGGCGGCGAACCCGGCAAGCGCGGCTTTCATTCCGGCCATATCAACACCGGCGCTGGCCTGTGCCTGGGCGCTGGCCACGGCTCTGGCGTTCATTACCGCCCGGCTTGTTGGCACAGAAAGCGGCAGCGCAGCGGGAAGGCCGCCGCCACTGCGCGCAGGCAGCTGCATCCGTACCGTGGCAAGCTCTGCCGCCGAACGCGCCAGGCGGCTCACCTGGGTAAAGGCCGGTGCCGGAAAAACCTCTGTCAGCGCATCGAGACGCTGAATAAAATCATCCTGCGTCTGGCCGGTAACGAGAAAAATCACCACATCCTGCACATCTGCCGCACCCGCCAGCCTTCCGGCCAGATACGCCACGGCATTGGCCGGACTCAGATAAGCCCCGTTTTCAGTTTGCTGGCCAATACCATAAATCCACGGATGCGCCGGAACGATGGCGCAGTCCAGCGCGGAAAACGCAGCAGAGAACGCCAGTTTTGCTTCACGCCACATCGCCAGGCATCTCCGGCCACACGATGTCCGGCGCGGTGCCCGTATCCACCCGGTTAAGTGCAACCCGGTAGCCTTTCCAGGCGCGCAGCATGGTCACTTCGTCGGGTGTTGCCTCACCAATATCAACCGCATCCTGTAACGGTGCCATTTTTGCGGCAGCGCTGGCCAGCAGCGCATTTTTTTGGTTGTCAGCCTGCTTTATTAATTCATCCTGGTTGTATTTTCTTGGCGTAATCTTTCCATCACACCAAACCCAGCTTCCCCGGACTGAAAGCCCGGACGGCGCGGCGCTGGCGCTGATTTCAGCCACAGACTGATTAATGGGCCAAAGTTTTGAGACGTCGCGATCAAAAGCCGTAATAATCCCGCTTTCGTCAAACTGCACCTTAATTGTGTCTGGTGAAAAACTTTTTTGCGCCTCGTACCAGTCCAGCCCGTTCTCATCAGACAGAAAGATCGCTTTAATGGCATCGCTGATTTGCTGCTGTTCTTTATTCAGCTCGTTATTAATTTTGAAATTGCGGAAAACAATCACATTAACCCCCAACCGTAAACCACTGGCCATTCAATAAAAATTGCAGCGGGCGACGCTGACACCCGTCTACAGACGCATTACCGTCGTTATTGATGCCTGTAATGAAATAACCGGGTACATCGTTAAAACCAAACCCGTTATATAATGCTGACCATTCCACCGCGCCGACGCGCATCCCGGAAATAAAACGGGCGTTAAACAGACGATTAAAATAATCCTCTATCCAGCCGTTAGCGCCGTTGCCTGTCCATTTGGTGCCAAAGAGATTGCCATCAGGGTAAAGCTGCCCGGCCTGCCCGTTCTGTTCAAGGCGTACCGAGTCCGGGAAAAGCACCATCCCGTTGTTATACATAAAGACTTCACGCGAGCCGTGGGCATCATTACCAAAGCAAAGCCCCAGAAAATTGCCGTTAGCGTCGGTGATTTTTCTGAAATGGCCGATATAAGTGCCGTCTTCAAGCTTCCAGTAAATACCCGCGCCCCGGTCTTTTGTGGCGTTGTGAACCACTGAACCGCCCAGAACGCCGCCAGTATTCGGAAAAGCATTTACAATCCGGGGATCATCCCCCGCCGCCACGGTTCCTTTCTCTTTTCCCACATCGAGTAACGCCGCCCCTTTGAGGGCAAGGCTTTCCCGCGCCTTTTTAACGTCCTGCACATCAGCGAGGTTTTGCTCTTTCTGTAACGCCCCCACAATGCGCGAATCGTTGCCCGCTGCCACGGTATCCGCTTTCTGGCCCACATCAAGCAAGGCTGCGCCCTTAAGTTTCAGGTTTTCCCGCGCCTTGCTGATGTCCTGCACATCCGCAAAATTTTTGGCTTTTTCAAGAAACAAGCTGCCTTTCGGGCGCAGGTCGGTGATTGTGCCGTCTGCCTCAATCCGGGCGACGGCGAAAACGTAGTGTTTAACGCCATTCTGTTCGTAATTCGCGAGCGTCTCCGCCACGGTGACTTTGCTTTCCACGCTCCAGACGCTGGTAAGCGAACCCCGCCATGCCACATCCAGCCAGACGCTGACTGGCTTAGTGGTAACGGTGATATTCAGCTTTTGCGGCAGCTCTGACCGCAGCCCGGCAACATAGCCTGCCCCCGGCGTGACGTAATACTGCGCGCCGCTTTTCGCGACCAGCCATCCGTCACCAAAAAACGCCGCAGGCCCGTACAGGTCGATATTTTCCACGCGGGTGCGCTCGTCGGCACCGTCAAGACGCGCTGTGAAATCAATCTGCCACGTATCCGCAGGCGTATTAATGGCCGTTTCTTTAGCTGCCCCGTTGTATTCCATGACGAAAGAACGCGTAAGCACGTTGCCCTGCTGGCCCGCTACCGTTTTGATTTTCTGCTGAACCGGCGCATGAACAATCATCGCCAGCGTGCCGGAAGCGCGGTTAACAAGCCCAATCCAGTTAAAGGAAAAATCGCCGGTAGTGGCACCCAGTACCACCGAATACACCACGGCGTTTTCATTCACCAACCCGGTTTTCGTCACCGCCTGGCGGTGAACAATCATTGATGCATCCGGCAGCGTTTCCGCCCGGTCTACCGGCGCGGACGTATCCAGCCCCGGCACGCTGGCAAACACGAACTCATCCAGCACAACATCAGCGCCCAGTGCCGCCTGCTGTGCTTTCCATTGCTCAAAAGCGTAGGTAATAGCCGTTTGTGACATAGATTCCTCTTACAGTCTTGCGCCGAACGTGGCGGCGGGCTGCTCAACCGGCAGGCTGGCGGGATAACAGACGTATTCGCCCTGATCCCAGCCCGCACGGATAATAAATTTTTGTGTGGTCATGACTTCAAACTGGTAGCGGCGGCAGGTTCGCCCGTACTGGCGAATGATCTGCAACATCAACTCCGGGCTGTCGGCCAGCTGGCCATCTGTCACCCGGACGGTGATAACATCCCAGTCAATGCCCGGCTGGCGCTCCATTAATTCCACGTAACCAATGCCCAGGCGTTCAAAAATGCTGATAAAACCCGCCACCGAACCAGCGTCACGCGCATTGATAAACGCATACGCCACGCGCTTGCGAAACAGCGCCAGCGACTCACCGTTAAAGCGAGTCACGTCGCGGTCATAGGCCAGCAGGTTTAACAGCGGCTCGGCGCAGGTCAGCGGATTAAACTGACTCACCGGCCACGTCACCCACCCATAAACCAGCGTCCAGAATCGCCGCGCAGCACGCAGCAGCGTGGCGGGCTCACCTTCGCTCATCCAGAAAGGCAGGCGCAGCCCGGCCAGTTTTTTCATAAAGTCAGGCATTCATAAGCCTCACGGTCAGCGTATCGAGGCGCGGCACGCTCAGCCCGCTGACGATATCGGTCAGTGAAAAAGCCAGCGAATCAATCGCGGCAAACTGACGATGCAGCTCGCGCCCCAGGTTGGAAAAAGAGAAGCGCGAAAAGGGCCATGTCTTCTTCACGTCAAATTCATTGTTCTCACGAAAGGCGCACCGGATCAGGTTTTCGGCCCCGGTGCGTAGTGCGCTCTGCTCTTCGTCGGTCAGGTTGGCCAGATTCCTGACATAGAGCGTCACCGCCAGGGTGTGCCGGGTTTCCGGCATGGCAAAACACTGCATATCGTCGCCGTGGCCGTGATGGCCCTGCGTGGTGATGTAGTCGTTGACCGCCTCGATAAATGGATCGGAGGTCACCCCCGTATCCAGCAACAGATAGGCGTTCGCCGTTCCCGGCCCGCGCGGTGCCTCATGCTCAAAGAAAATACGGTCAATACTCAGCCCGGCTACGCTGGCAATCATGGATCGGTAAACCGCATCCGTGTGGTAATTGCCCACCAGGTTAAACTGGTTGCGGCAGCGTTCGCGCAGCTCGTCGTCGCTTTCCTCATCAGCGCCCGGCACCGTCAGCCAGTCGGCTTCGTTCACGGCATGGCTGATGCCATCCACGGCAACCGGCAGGATGCGGTAATACCCCGGCGCGAGGTTAAACGCGCCGCCGGTGGCCGTGGCCTGAACCGGGATCAGCGCGCTGGCCACAGCGCTGGCGATGGTAAAATCTGCCGTGGTGGCCAGCTCGTACACGGTGCCGTTAATCCTTTCCGTCTGAATAAGCGTTCCCGCTTTTACCGTCACCACGGCCCCGGCGTCAGCCTTGTAAAAGCGGATCACGCCCTGCGCCGCCGTGGCGGGTTTTGCCGTGACGTTCACCGCCCACGCCAGCAGGCGCAGCATCTGCCCGGACGCGGTGGCCACAAACATGTTTGCCAGCACCGTGCCGACCAGCACATCCTTAAGCCACAACACCGGCGTGGTCACAATCGCGGTAATAAGCCGCCAGAACGGCGACATGTTCGACGTGTTCGTGATCAGCCCTTCTTCCTGCACTATCCCGTTGAAGCGCTCGCGCAGCGCTTCTTTTGTGACGGGCATTCCGCTGGCTTTCACCACTTCTTCAAAATCCACCTGCGGTTTTTCGGTCATAAGTCAGCCCTCACGGATACCGGCCCGAAATTCCATGTACCGGCGGTGATCCAGAGGCGGGTCTGGCTCTCTTCGTTAACCAGCACCGTGCCGGGCTCGATACGCTCATCGCTTTCTATCAGCAGCTCAAGGCGGGTAAGGATATCGGCGCGCAGCGTGGGGCTTCGCTCCGCAACCAGCTCCGTGGCCAGCCCGCTTTCAAGAATGGCGTGAACAATATCCTGCCCGATGCTCTGGCTGTTATTACACAACACCGGCTCATTTCCGGGATTCAGGGTAAAATTGCGACCCTCAATTAATAAATCGATATATAAATCACTCATCAGCCCAGCTCCTGCCATTCCTGTAATTGCCCCGGCGATAATGTTTCTTTCGGGTAAATATTTACCGTGCCGATTTTTTTGCTGTTATCCGTCACTGATTTGGCGCTGCTGTTAATTGTTTTGGCGATGCCGCCTTTATCAATATTTTTAACCTGCCCGCCGGTTGACAGCGTGTTACCCGTTACGGGCGAATCACCGCCTTCGCCCGCAAGGGAAATATCCACGCCGGGAATATTATTAAGCTTGTCAACAATCCAGTTCCACGCGCCGAGAAAACTGTCTTTAATGCTTGTCCAGATGCCATCAAACAGATTAACAATACCGCTGGCTATTCCTGACAGCGCTTCCGCAGGTGAGAAACCACTTAACAGCGCCGTGAAAGCTTCCCAGCCCGCAGAAATAAACTGCCAGGCTTTTTCGAACACGTCCGCCACCCATTTAACGGCTTCTGCCACTACCTGAAAGGCAGCGGTTTCCATTACGGCCGCTTTGATGGCATCCCAGTGTTCGATGAGCATCCAGCAGCCCGCGACCAGCAGCGCGATGGCCCCGATAATGAGCAACACCGGCCAGCTCATGAAGTTAATCCCCACCCCGGCCAGCACCGCCGCAATGCGCACGGCCAGCAGTACGCCGCGCAGTACGCCAAGCATGGCGTTCCACGCCACAATCGCGCCTCTGGCGAGCCACACCGCCCCGGTAAACAGGCGAACCGGCAGCGTGACGGCATACCACAGCGCCTTTAATCCCGTCAGAATGAACGAGGACAGGCCCAGAATGATGTTTGCCGAGGCGCCCGCCGCCGCAAATCCCAGAATGGCCAGCGCGGCATAGCCCACCACGCGCGCAATATTGGGGAAAATCTGCATCCAGCGCGCAAAGGTCTGCCCCATATCCGCCAGGCGGTTCAGCAGCGGATAGAGCACCGGCACAAGGGTTAACCCGATGACGGTCTGGATGGCCTTGAGGATTTGCACAAAGCGATCCCAGGGCTTAACCATTTTCGTGGCCATTTCCTGCGTGCGCTTGAGCCCGTCCGCGCCGCCCAGCTCGTTAATATTGCGCTGCAACAGCGCCACATTGCCGTAAAGCTGTTTGACCACTGCCGAACTGTCACCGAACGCCTCATCAAGCTCCGCCTGGGCTTTCAGGTTCCCTTCCAGGCTCTTGCCGTACTTGCCCTGCAACTTCATCAGCATTTCCGGCATGGACAGGATATTGCCCTGCATATCCGTAAAGGACAGGCCCAGCTTTTTGGCCCCGTCGATCGCGCCGGTCATAAAGCCTTCATAAGCGCTGCTCGCCTCACTGCCCAGCGTGCGGTTAAGCTGGCCCAGCACGGCCAGCTGCTCATCGAGGCCAATGTTGAAGTTAGTGCCGACGCCGCGCGCGCCTTCCATCAGGTCTTTGATGGCCCCCATTTCCACGCCAAACTTCTGGCGCATATAGGTCATTTTCCCGGCCAGCTGTTCGGCAAACTGCACGTTACCGAGGCGCTGCGCATCGCTGCGAAAGTTGGCGAACATCTGCCCCATAAATTCCGCCGTATCCGCAGACGTGGCTTTCAGCGCAAACGCCAGCGTGTTGGCGACCTTCGTCACCTGCGGCAGATCCGTGCTGGTCAGCCCGTCAATCGCGCCGCTGATTTCAGCGGTGGAGTTGACAAACTCCACGGCGCTGGCCCCGTAGGTCATGGAAAAGCGCATCGCATCACGCTGAACGGTTTGCAGTGCCGTACTGTCCACACCGCGCGCCGAGGCTTCGTTAAGGGCGTCGTACATTTCGATAGCCGGGCCCAGCGCCCCTTTTACCGTTTCCGCCACGCCCCACATGGCCAGCGCGCCGCCGCCGATACGCTTAAAAGCCTCTTTTGATTTATCCGCAAAGCCCGTGACAGAATTCTGCGCCTGCTTTAACGGGCGCGTTAATTTGTCGATAAGGCTTAATGTAAAATCCAGCTGTTTCATTCAGAGCCTTTAAACGCGATGCCCACGCCATTGGCTACCGCCACGGACATATTTTCCCAGTAGCGGTTATCCAGCCAGATAGCGGCGGCAATATCATCAATATTATCCTGCCCGGTCGGCAGATAATGGCGGCGTAAAATTAAATACTGGTCGAGTCCATTTTGCTCAATCGCCTGGACTCGCTTTGTTAGTTTTTTACTTCAATTTCCAGTTCAGGCGCGTACAGCTCGTTAATTTTCCCGACCAGTTGCAGAGCCGCGCCCGGACGCTTAATAATTTCGGCCAGCGCTTCTTTACTTTCTGCCGCCACAATACGGTTCAGATAGTTATTCGCCGGGGCAACTTTATTATCCATCGACATTTCGTTAATGAATTTGTTATAGGCGGTCTGGTTCGGCTCAAAGGTAATTTCAGTACCGGCCACGACAAGTTTAATTTTTTCCATTTAATAACGTCTCTCTTTGGTTAATTTCGTCAACAAGCTGGTTATGGCGTGCGGCGCACTGCCCGTACAGCTCCAGATAAAGGGTTAATAATTCCGCCGCATCCCTGCCGGTTGTGCCGGTCAGGCGCGGCAGCTGCGTGCTGCATTTAGTTTTCAGGTTTTCCTGATAACGCACGCTCGGTACTGGCGGTGGCGTCGTTGTACATGCTGACAAACTCATCAGACAGACAGCGGCTGGTAAACACCGGCTTAACCAGCTCCGTGCGGATTTCACGCGGTGGCGCATTGCGTAAAGCCTCCAGTTTTTCCTCCAGCGCCCGGCCCGAATTGCTGGCCGCATCCTGCACCTGTTTGCCGGTGGCCGCTGCGGTGCGCTGGATGGCCAGGTCGATGCTGTCACGCTGCCAGCCTGCGGCCTTCCAGCCCCCGGCAAACGCCAGCACCAGGGCAACCATCACCGCCAGCGCGGCGCGGCTCATCAGCGCACCCCGTTGTGTTCAAGGCTGAAATGATTGCCGTCCGGGTTGGTTTTAAAACGCCCGCCCCAGCTGCCGCCCAGCGATTCCCAGTATTCACCCAGCGGCAGATAGTCCTCAGTGCGCGTGACGTATTGACCGTTAATGAACAGGTTAAAATCCACGGCCAGGCGCTGGGTATGCAGACTGTTGCTGATGCCGCTGCCCTTCTTCGCATTCAGCGCCGCCTGCTCAGGCGTGCGGTACGCTTCGCCAAAAGTCAGGCGATAGCCCTTTTCTTCGGCCCAGTGGATGAGATTTGCCACCATCACGGTGAACAGCTGCTGCTTTTCGCTTAAGGTCACTTAATTGCCTCCCTTGCTGAATAAACCGCTGATACCCTTTTTACGCAGCCAGGCTTCCACGCCGCTTAAGCCCAGGATACCCAGCGCCGAACCAAACCCAATGAGCGCCAGCGGGTGAATATCCGGCACCAGATAGAGCACCACGCCCGCCATCAGTGACAGCGCGCTGCCGACAATCACCCGGCCCAGCACCAGGCGAACCGTGATCGGCTCGTTACTGGTCAGCATCTTGCCGAGGGCGATAAGCCCACCCATGATAAGCAGCGCCCAGAAGCCCTTTTCGTATTCCTGCATTCCCTTCCCTTACCCGATGAGGTTTTCAGTGGCTTCCGGTTCCAGATACGGAACGCCGTCAATATTAATAAAGCGCGGATCGGTGACCTGGTATTTCACCTTACGCGTGGACAGCGCGCCGCCCTTCGGATCGATGTCCAGAATGCTGCTCAGGTTCATCTTGCAGCCGAACGCCTCCACCTTTGATTCCTCATCGCCCGCTTTCGCGTAAAAGAGGTAATCCACCGGCGGGATACCGCGCCAGGAGCCATAACGCTGGGCCAGCCCCTTGAGCACGGCCAGCGCCTTGATGCTGAACTCAATTTCGCCTTCGGCAGACACATCGCCATCCACGAAACCATCCGGCACGCCCCGCGTCTGTACTGCCGTGGTGTTGTCGGTAATGTCGAGCGTGATTTTTTCGGCATGGACAAGCGTGCCGTCGATGTAAAAATCAAAAGACATACCGGAAATACGCTTACTCATGCGCTGGCCTCCAGACTCTGATCAAGCACCAGGCTAATCGAAATTTGCAGCGGCACTTCATACGTGCGCACCACGATATAAATTTCCACCTGCTTTTTGGTTTTCCAGACGATGGACACGTCGCCATCCTGCGGCGGCTTCACTTCACCGGGAAACGTCACGCCGTTGATTTCAGCGGCCTTTGACATTTCGCGCAGCGGCCTGGCAAACAGCGACTGATGCGCCGCAATACTGCCCGGCGTGCTGTTCAGCGAGCGATCCGCAATCTTGCCGATGGCCAGCAGACGCACACGGCGGGCGGCTTTATCCGCGATGCGCAGCGTTTCGATAGACTGATAATCACCGCCTTCCACATCCAGCGTGCGCCCGTCTGCCCAGTAGATGCCGTCATAATCGGGATACCACATCGGCACGCTGTAGCGCTGCGACTCCAGCGCGCGCAGCGTCGCCAGCTCCAGCACCGCGCCGGTGCCGTCCACCGGCATTTCATCGCTGCCGGTATTCAGCAGCGCGCCGGTTTTCACGCGCGCCGGGCTGTCGGCAATGGTCACGGCACGGTTACACAGCCGCCCGGCCAGCACGCCCGGCTCGTTACCCCAGAGGCGGGGAACCAGCTGCACCGCCTTTTCGGCAATCCCGGCCTGTAGCTCAGAAAGGCGCTTGAGGTAATCCGCCTGCCCTTCTTCGGGCTGCATTCCCTGCACGGCCAGGGCAAACCATACCCAGCGGCCATATTTTGCAATCAGCGTCGATCGCAGCGTGGCGGCCTGGTTAATTACGGATTTTTCAGACACATCATCCGAAAGCACCACGCCTTCCACGGAACACGACACCTGCGCGGCGAGTACAGCATTTACCCACGCATCCGCCCCGGCATCCGCAGCCAGCGGATGTACAAACGCCCACCAGTTCTGGCCCGCGTTCGCCTGTGCCGCCTTCAAATCACGCTTAAGCGGGCTGTCGGCGGCACCCAGCAGCGCATCAAAATCCGTCTGCGCGGTAACGGCCAGCGTTTTGCCGGTATTGGTTTTAGCCGTGCCGGTAAACAAGACCACGCGCTCCACCTCACTGGTTTCGCCCTGTAGCTGGTTTACCTGGTTCACGTCCACACTTGGCCAGGTCATACTCTCCCCCTGATATCCTGCGCATTCACATCCCAGCCAAAGCCGATGGCTTGCAGCTGGCGCGCCAGCGCCTTGTTAAATTCTTCGTCGCTCATGCCGAGAAAGACACGCGCGGGAAGGTCGATTGTCCAGCTTGTTTTTGCTGCCCTGCCGGTCAGTTTGCGGATCAGCAAACCGGCCTGCGCATAAGGCATCGTTTCGGTAATTTCGCGGTAGGTGGGTTTTTTCATCCGCTTCCCGCGCTTCACCTGATACCCCAGCGCCCGCAGCTTTTTGGCCTGGGCGATGGTGGCCATTTTTCCCGCCGTCGCCTCGCGCGGCTGCGCGCTGCGGTTGATGCGCATCCTCATGCCGTTCTGCTGGCTCCAGGCCACGGCACCGGCAGAAACCGGTGTTTTGCCGTTGCGGTAGCCGCCGCCCGCCAGATAAACCCTTACCGCGTCGATTTCCGGCATTTCCCGGATATGCAGCAGCTTCGGCATGTTGCGCAGCATCTTCCCTTTGCGCTTCGTCTGGCGGCCCGGCCATGCCTGGCCATCCGGTGACTGCTGATTGCGCACGTTGCGTTTTGCCGCGGCGATCAGCCCGTATTTCGCAAGACGCCACAGCAGGCGCTGACGCTTTCGGGGCGGCAGCTCCAGACTGGCCAGCGCCCCGCGCAAATCGGCCAGCTGCTTTTTGTTAAGCTCTCCGCCGACAAACATCATCCTTGCCCTACCGGTGCGCCGGTTTCATCCACCCCGTACACCTGCGCGCTTAACGCCGTCCAGATTTCCGGGTCTGCCAGTGACCAGCGCTCGCCGCGAAACGGAATAGCGCCTTTCTCATCCCTGCGGATCACCAGTTCTTCCACCAGTGGCACAGTCAGCACCACCGTGGCGGTTTCCGCATCCTCCACCGTGACATCCCACTGCGGATCGGCATCGGTAATGCCGATATGCTCCATCAGCTCGCTGCCGTACTCGTCCAGCCAGGCTTCCAGCAGCGAAACCAGCAGCTGCGGCGGGCAAAGGCGATACGGGAAACGCTCCCAGCTCAGTAAGGCGTTGTAGCGGATCAGCGCCTGCCGGTACTGGTCAAGGCCCATCTCTTTGGCCGCCGGCACTACCTGCATGTCATCGATCACGCTGTCAAAACCCTGCCGGGCGCGCTCAGGGATGTTTTCACTGAAAAAATCGGTCAATGATTCCAGCTGCGTTTTCATACTTTTTTCACCGTGGCCCGTTTAAGCCCCTTCATGCGCCGGATGGCCACCGAGGCTTCGGCAAGCAGTCCGGCGCGGGTTTCGTCACTTTCCTGCCCCGGATGGGTTTCACGTCGCCCGATAGTGGCAAACTCGCCCAGCAAATCCGCTTTGGCGCGGGCAAATACGGCTTTCGTGTACTGCGCGCAGAGCCCGTTAATGCCTGCCATCATCACGCCCGGCACATCCGCCGCCGACGCATGGCCCTGCGCCCTGTGCATGGCCTCCACGCTGACCAGCTCCGCATTGACTTCCATCACGGCGGCAATCAGCGCCTGCGCGATGGTGTCCGCCTCGATATCCGGCGGTAGTGCGCGCTGTGCCTGAAAATCTTTCAGGTTCAGATCCGGCCAGAAGCCGTTATTGGTCAGCGGTGCATCCTGGTATTCCAGCGGCCTGCCGTTAAACATGAATCCCCCGAATAAAAAGGCGGGCTGACCGGCGTCCACGGCGCATTACACAGTGTGTTTTGCCCTCAGCCGCGCCCGCCTGGCTTGCGGTAGTCGTTACTTCGTCAGGCTGCGGATACGCGCGCCAATCTGCGCACGCATCGTTCCCACCCCGACGCGCTTATAAAGCTTTTCTGCTGACGCCAGCAGCGCATCGGCCTTTTCCAGCGTCTCCACATCATCCAGCGCCGTGGCGCGTGGCTGACCTTCGTCATCACGCAGCATCATCAGCCCGGCGAACTTGAACCATTTCGCCGTGATTTGCTCATGCAGACGCCAGCACTGCGTGACCTTCTCAAAGGTCTGCGAAAAATAGGGTTCGACACTTTCACCCGCTGCCGCCGTGGCTTCCGCCCAGCTCAGGACGGTATCCGCCACAAATGCCGGGAAGTGGCTGCGGATTTCCTCAGGCGTCGGCTGCTGCTGTTCAATGGCGATATCTGCCCAGGCCAGCGCCTTTTCGAAATCGCCCGCATCAAACAGCCACACCACGCACCACGCAAAAACCGGATTGGCATACACCTGGCCGCCGGACAGATACGATTCCACAGTCGGAACCCATTTCGGCAGCAGCACATCACGCTTGTACGCTTCACGGTCTGCGATGGTCGGCAGGCTGCGCACGTAGGCAACGTCGTTATTCAGCGCCTGAATCTGCAAATGCAGGCTTTCAGCTCGCTCCACGGCCTCGCGGCGCAGCAGCTGCTGTTCCATCGCAATGCGCTGGCTGTGTCGCTGTGCGGGTGAAAGTGCCATCGGTTAGCCCTCCGCTGGCTCAGTGACCTGGCCGATGGTCACGGCGCTTTCATCAATGGCCGCGTACAGCTCCGGCACTTCAACGGCGTAACCTTCGTTGCGCAGGTATTTGTTTTCAAACTGCTTGCGGTCATCCACAAACTCAGCTTTACGCTGGCGCGTGCCGCGCTGGGTGTAGATGTGCAGGTTACTCAGCGGCGTCACCACCATGCGCTTGCCGGGCATAAACGGCGGCACGATGGCCGGACGGCCCGCGATGGTACTGCCCAGCATCTGGGCGGCGATTTTCTCGCTGGGGCGGTCTGCGCTCTGGTACAGGCGGTACTGTTCAGCCGCCACCAGGTCAGCGCCGACCAGCACCACCAGGCGCGGGTCATTGCGGTACTGCTGCGGGATTTTGGTGTTGATGAGGTCGGAGGCCATCGCATCCAGCGAGCGGTAATCCCCTTTGTCATCCAGCGTGACGGCATCGGTGATAATCTGCTTACCGGCCTCAAAGCCTTTCATGAGCTTGTGCCAGCCGATGTTCACATCCTCGCCGTTCGGGTTTTTCTCCGGATCGGTTGTCGCTTCCACGCGATCACCGTTAAAACCGATGCGCAGCATATCCAGCGCAAACGCCTGGTTAGAGAAGGTCTGAACGAGGTTGAAAAACTCGTTTTCCTCTTTACCGGCATTTGCCCAGACGGACAGCAAATCCCACTTAAGCGCGGCGCAGGAATCGGTTTCGACCAGCTTATAGTCGTTACCGTCCACACCGACGCTACGCATGAAGCGACCGCCTTCTTTACGCCCGGTATGCAGCGCCGAGGAACCCACGCTGACCACCTGGCCGGACAGCTGATCGACATCCGCGCAGGTAATCATGTTGAGAAATTCCACCGCTTCCAGCAGCGCCAGGCGCAGCGCGGTTTCTTTCGGGTCAGTCAGCGAGAAATAACGGTCGGTCTGCTGGACGTTATAGCCCTGGCAGAGTGCCGCCGAATATGCGCCAATGAGATCACGCGCACGTTGATTAAGTTGCATAATATTCCCTCGCGTTAACGCGATATAAATTAATTCCCGGTTACAGGAACGAAGGCGAAATTAAAGCACGTTAAAACGCGGCTTCTTATCCTGCTGGCCGAAATTACGTTTCGGCAACTTCGTGATTTTTTCGTCCAGCTTGCCAAAATTCGCCAGAATGGTGCCAAGGTTATCGCGCAGGCGCGCGAAATCTTCGGTATCCATGACTTCGGCCACCTTGTCCATATCGCCGGACAATTCTTTCAACTGGGTTTCAACCGCATCCATACGGCCTTCCAGTTCATTGACGGCATTAGCCAGCACATTAAGCTGATCGTCGCCTGATGGCGTTTCCGTTTCATCGCCCTCGGCAAAGTTTTTCGTTTTCGGTTTAAGACCAAAATAAGACTGCCAGTTCTTTTTCATTTCGTTTTCCTGAATAAATTTACCGTCGCGGGTAATTACACATCCGTAATAACCTGCTTTATTGACCTTGCGCCTGTTAAAGCGCAGCCGGGTTGTTCCCACGCTGGCCGGTCTGTCAGTCACCGCCAGCCCTTCCAGATAGGTACGGCCCGTATTGCGAAAATTGCCGTCTGGCGTCAGTTCCACAGAGAAATAGATAAGCTGGTCATAGCGGTTCGCTTCGAGCAGGTAAGCATTGGGCCGTATCTGGGCATAAAGACGGTATAATCCATCCTCCCCTTCCTCCCCCATTACATCCAGCACTTCACCAAAGTTTCCGCAGTTCTTTTCGTGTTCGGGCCAGATTAATGCCCCGTACCACTGCCGGTTATAAGTTTCAGCAGCATCAACCAGCCACTGCCTTTTTAATTCCCGGCCATCAACCGTATCTCCTTCCGTTGCGATGCAAAGCCAGTCAGTGCGTAAATGCGATTGCGACATACCCCCCCTGATTGCCTGCCATCATGTTGCGGAATGAATTATTACGAAATAAACCCGACGCCGCACGCCGCTTTATTCTTATCAGTTCGGATATAACGCCTTTCCCGAATAAGTACGAACTGACGGCACCGTTTTATAAAAAAGGCGCAGGCATAATAAAGGCTATGGCTAAATACTCAGACGAATTTAAAGGCGTTGTACGCTCGCTTTACCTGCGCCGCTATACGCCGAAAGAAATAGCATCAGAATTAAATCTGCCGAATGCGCGGATCGTTTACTACTGGGCGGAAAAATACAGCTGGGCGGATTTACTCAGCGTGGAAAGCACAGAGGATGCGATTGAGCGCCGCTATCAGCTGCTTGCCGGGCGGGATAACAAAACCGACCTGGATTTAAAAGAGATGGATATGCTGATCGCGCACGCCACTAAACTGCGGGCGCAGAGCAACAAGCATAAAGAGAAGCTGGCAACCAGCCAGGGCGTCGCGCGTGCAGCTGCGACCGCAGACGAGAGCGACGACGACCAGCCAAAGCGCAAACGCAAATACAAAAAGAATGACATTTCCGGGCTGTCAGAGGACGACTTTAACGCCTGGGCGGATGAACACCTTTTCGGGTATCAGAAACACCTGCGCGCCAACATTGGCCAGCAGGTGCGCAACATCCTTAAAAGCCGCCAGATCGGTGCCACCTGGTACTTTGCGTTTGAGGCGTTTGAAAACGCCGTGCTGACGGGCGATCCGCAGATTTTCCTTTCCGCGTCAAAAGCACAGGCAGAGGTTTTCCGCTCCTACATCGTCAACATCGCAGAGCAGTATTTCGGTATCACGCTCACCGGCAACCCGATCCGCTTAAGCAACGGCGCGGAGCTGCGCTTTCTGTCCACCAACAAAAACACCGCACAGTCATACAGCGGTCATCTGTATTGTGACGAATATTTCTGGGTGCCTAACTTCGCGCGGCTTAATGAAGTCGCTTCTGCGATGGCCACCCATGACAAATGGCGCACCACCTACTTTTCCACGCCTTCCGCCAAAACACACCAGGCGTATCCGTTCTGGACGGGTGAGGAATGGAAACAGGGCAGCAGGAAGCGCGCCGCCGTTCAGTTTCCCTCATTTGATGAGATGCGCGATGGCGGCCGCCTTTGCCCGGATGGCCAGTGGCGCTACGTCATTACGATGGAAGATGCCATTGCGGGCGGCTTCAACCTGGCCAACATCGACAAGCTGCGTAACCGCTACAACCCGACCACGTTCAACATGCTCTACATGTGCGTGTTCGTGGACAGTAAGGATTCCGTTTTCAGCTATGGCGACCTGGAAGCCTGCGCGGTGGAAACCGAGACCTGGCAGGATCATAAACCCGACGCGATGCGCCCCTTTGGTGACAGGGAAGTATGGGGCGGCTTTGACCCGGCCCGCAGCGGTGATTTTTCCTGTTTTGTGATTGTCGCCCCGCCGCTGTTTGCCGGTGAGAAATTCCGCGTCCTGCGGGTGTTCAACTGGAAAGGCATGAATTTCCGCTGGCAGGCCAAGCAGATTGAACAGCTTTTCAAAAAATACAACTTCACCTATCTGGGCGTTGATGTAACCGGCATTGGCCAGGGCGTGTTCGACAACATCCAGCATTTTGCGCTGCGCGTCGCCGTGCCAATCCGCTATGACCGCAACACCAAAAATCAGCTGGTACTCAAGGCCGCTGACGTAGTGGAAAGCCAGCGCATCGAGTGGGATAAGGAGCTGAAAGAAATTCCGGCCAGCTTTATGGCCATCCGCCGCACCACCACGCAGGCCGGTGGCGCAATGACCTTTGTTGCAGATCGCAGCACTGACACCGGACACGCCGAGGCGTTCTGGGCCATCGCGCACGCCCTGCATAACGAACCCCTTAACTATGAAAACCGACCAAAATCGCGTTGGAGGCTCAGACAATCCGCATGAGTAAGAAGAAATTCCGCGCCGCAAAGCGCCAGGACAACAGCAAACCGGCGCGCAGGATGAGCATCCTGCGCTTCGGCAAACCCGAACCCGTACTGACCACCGGCACAGACTATTGCGATGTATGGTATGACAACGACGCCGAACACTACACGCTGCCGATTGACCGGCTGGCGCTGGCGCAGCTTATCAACCTGAACGGCCAGCACGGCGGCATCATTCATGCGCGCCAAAAACATGGTTCTGGCGGATTATCAGGGCGGCGGCCTGTCACGCGATGAGATGGAGGCTGGCGCCTTTGATTTTCTGACGTTCGGCGACGTGGCCATTCTGAAAGTGCGCAACGGCTGGGGCGACGTGATCGGCCTGGCACCGCTGCCGGGGCTTTACACCCGCCGCCGCAAAACTGGTGAATTTGTCGTTCTGCAGGATGGTGAGCCGATTGTTTACCCGCAGGACGACATCATTTTCATCAAGATGTATGACCCGCAGCAGCACATCTATGGCCTGCCGGACTACATCGGCGGCATTCACTCCGCCCTGCTAAACAGTGAGGCGGTGATTTTCCGCCGCCGCTATTACCACAACGGCGCGCACACCGGCGGCATTCTCTACACGCGCGATCCCAGCCTGACCGATGAGATGGAAGAAGAAATCGAACGCCAGCTGCGTGACAGCAAAGGCATCGGCAACTTTTCCACCATACTGGTGAACATTCCGGGCGGCGATAAAGAAGGCGTGCAGTTTATTCAGATGGGGGATATTTCCGCAAAGGATGAGTTTGCCAGCGTGAAAAACATCAGTGCGCAGGACGTGCTGAACGCCCACCGGTTCCCGGCAGGGCTCGCCGGTATCATCCCGGAAAATGCGGCCGGGCTGGGTGACGTTGAGAAAGCAGAGAGAACGTATAAAAAGAACGAGGTGGCCCCTATTCAGCGCCGGTTCATGCAGGCGGTAAACACCGATCCGGAGGTGCCGGAACGCCTACAGCTAAATTTCGATTTAAGCTACCTGGAAACGGGCCGGGAAGGTGCATGATGATGCAAAAAAGGTTAAAATCCAGGCATATTTTGGCAGCTGGAGCATGGAATATGCGCGTTTTAAAAATCGAATGCCCGGAGTGCGGCTCTAAGGCTGTTATTCGTAAAACTAACCGGAAGCACCGGCAGATATCAGATATTTACTGCGCCTGTGCTGACGTGGAGTGTGGCCATACTTTCGTGATGAACCTGACGTTCTCACACACCCTCAGCCCAAGCGCGAAAACCGGCGACGCGATGGTGCAAAAAATCTTAAGCGCCCTGTCGCCGGATCAAAAACAAATGGCGCTGGATTTACTGAAAGCCGCGCCCGCTGCGTGAGTTATAAGACCCCCTTTCCTGGGGGTTTTCTTTTTTTGTGGCCACGTCATGCCGCATCGTTTCCACGAGTTCATTTATCCATAACAAAGCAATCTGCCGTTCTCTGGCGCTACTTTCTTCAACACAAACATATTTGGCTATCAGCTCAATGCGCTCCAGAGTCTCAGACTGCCCTAACAAATCCATTCGCACCCCCATAAAAAAACACTGTACATATAAACAGTATAGTACCCTAAAACCGTTTTCTAACAATGATTTCATTAGGAAATTATTGTGACTGCCTACTCTTACAGGCAAGTACTCACGACCAGCCCGGCCAGGATTCATTCTCTGGCTGCGGGTGCCGCTCGCGCAGCTCTCCGTTTCGGTAAATCAGCGTTCTGCCAGAACCCAGCGCCAGACTACTGCCCCTTAACAGGGCATCAATTTCCAGATCGCTGCCATCAAAACCGCGTTTTTGTAGTTCTATCGTTAATCGTCGGCGGGTTCCCCCCGTACAGTTATTGACAGAACTCCAAGGGGCGGCTGCGCCGCCAGAAAAACCAGCCTCCGCTGACGCTTCGGCAAACTTCGGTACAATCGCCCACTTCACCAGACGCGTGACGACTTGCGAGCCCTGAACATGAGGGGAATAGATACCCTGAACACGCTGCACATCTTCGCCGTATTCGTTGCCCTGCTCGGTGATTTCATAAGCGAGACGCACAATGAGATCGCGGCGCGCCACCAGTGGCCCGCCCTGCAAGTCGGTATACGATGCCCAGTCACTGGCGAGATCCGCCGCAGCTAAAACGGCATCCATGCGCGGGTCGGCCAGCTGCTGACCACGCAAACGACGCAGCTCCCGCCAGACCGTCACCGGCGCGCCGCCAATCTGCTGAAACTGACGGATGCGCCAGCGGGATGCCCAGGCACTGACGGCTTTAGACATATCTCGCAGGCTCTCGCCGGTTTCGTCGTCTTTTTCTCCATCAAGGGCAAAGCCATCAATATTTTTTGAAATGTATTTGGCGATATAGCCGGTAGCCGAACCCTTTTCCGGATCGATAGGCTCAACGTGAAAACGCGCCTTAAGCGCATGGGGTGTGTTCAGTTCTTCTGAATCTGTGATGCGGGCGTGATAGCAAAGAATATCGCGCACCGCATCAACATCCTGCGGGCGCATGAAAAGCAGCATGTGCCAGTGTGGCGTGCCGTCATGGTGAGGCTCAACCACACGGAAACCGAAAACGTGAATACCAGCGCGGGAAAGCGCGGCGCGGGCCTTTGCCCAGACGCCGCACAGATAGCGCTGCGTGTCCTGCGGATTGCAGCCATTCCATTGCGACACAAAGCCGCCCTTGCTGTGTACAGAGTGATAACGCGACGGTGCCGTGATGGTGTAGAAATCGCCCACCATGCCTTTTTCGCTTGCGATATCTTCAAAGCCGCGCATCCGCACCATCAGTTCGCAACGACGAATAGCAGGATTGGCCACGCTGCCATAAACCTTATCAGCCAGCGAAACCCTATCGCCGTCCTCATTAATCAGGTCGAATTTCTTAAAAAACTCCGCGTTGCGGCGCTTCTGTTCCGTCCACTCATTAAGCGCACTGCGCGACACATAAGCGCTGGCCGCCTTCTGTACCTGACCCACGGCAATGGCCATATGTTCGCGCTGCACGTCGCGGGCGCGCTTAATTTTCACATACCACCACGCCGGGGCCATCATACGCAGCAGACCACATTCAGCCTGGCGAACGGTCAGCTTGTCAGCCTGGAAAGTGGCCCAGTAGGGCGCAGTAAACCCAATGAACGTGGCAAGGTCAGAAAGCCGAATATATGCATCATAAGTGCGCTGGCGCATTTCTTTTTCGTCTTTGGGCTTGCTCTTGAGGGTGTCGGTGAACTCATAAAACGACTGCGCCATCCAGCTAGCCACCTTCGCCGCCAGCTCCTTCACCTCCCGGCGGTCAAGAGAAGGCAGACGCGCCAGCGCCTTACCGAAAGGCAGATCGCTTTCATCTGCGCGCATACGATAGCGCTCTGACACTTTGCGCAGACGTGGCAATACATTCTGGCCAATGGTCTGCCGCAAAAAGGTATTGGCACGGCGACGCCCGTCGCGGCCATTAAACAGGGCTTCATAACGCTGACCGAAATACCCAGCTAACCAGTCGGGCATTTCGTGAAGATACTGCGCGCGGAAATCATGATCGGCGGGATTGGTCTGCCACAGCTTACGCTCTGTCAGCGTCACGTCGCGCGGTACACCACGCGCAAAATGCTCACGCCGCCATTCATCAACGGCGTGATGCTGGCCATTATGCGCAATACTCATGCGCTGGCCTCAACGGCGGCACTAAACGGGCCTTTTAAAATCAGCTCTGCGGCCTTTTTCTGACTGCCGGCTGCTGCGCCAACGCTGCGGGGCGCAATCACAGATACGCTCTCAAAACCGGCAAAGAGATAACGCACCATATCTTCATCGCTGTTCGACGCTACAACCGGCACGCCGTTTGCGGCCAGAGCGCGGAGCCTGCGAGCCAGGCGGCCATGATCAAGCTGTGAAAAGCCATTTTCATGGTAAGCGGTGAAATTGGCCGTTTCGGTGAGGTAAGGCGGATCGCAATACACCACATCACCGGCACGAACCATTCCCAGCGTTTCGGTATAACTTGAACACACGAACGTTGCGCGCTTTGCCTTTTCGGCAAACGCCTTAATTTCATTCTCCGGGAAATAGGGCTTTTTGTACTTGCCATACGGCACATTGAAACGCCCGGCCTTGTTGTACCGGCAAAGGCCATTAAAGCCGTGGCGGTTCAGATACAGAAATAAGGCCGGACGCCATGCCGGATCGCCATCATGGTTGAATGAATCACGACTGTCGTAATAGCCATGCTCACTGTTGAATGTTTCAAAAAGATGCCTGGCCCGCTCAATCAAGTCTGACGTTTCAGCCGCAGCAGCACGATAGAAGCCGATCAGGTCTGGGTTAACATCCGCAACCAGATATTCGTCATAGTCGGTGTTCATCATGACGGCACAAGAGCCCGCAAAGGGCTCAACAAGACGCTGCCCCTTCGGAAGATGAGGCAACAGTAACGGCATAAGGCGGGCTTTACTGCCCACCCATTTTAACGGCGTCTTTACTGCCATGCTGCACCGCCCTGGCTTGTAATGGCGGCAGCTTCTTCGCGGATAAGCTCCACAATCTCAGCAGCGCTTAAGCCTTCGTTAGCGGCAAAGGTCGCCAGTTTATCCAGACGGGTAGAACACAAATCGGCGGCGACGGCCTTACCTTCCTGCGTAGCTTTAGCCAGCATGGCCAGCATGTCAGCGGCTGGCGTCGTGGTGTTTAAATCCTGACGAATCATTTTCATTTAGGTTTCCTCAAGGCAAAGGAATGCCCGGCCACGTCATGGGTGGCCTGTGCATTACCGGGTTAATTAATGAAAAACGGGAGGAGTTACAGCAGCTGAATGGTTCGGAGCTGGCACCAGGTGAACCGGATAAGCCGCGCGCCACCACGCCTGGATCATTGCAGTTATTTCGCCGACGCCCAGCGCGCCCGCCGTGTAAAATATGGCCCTTACGCCAGCAAGAGCCTCAATCTGCGCTTCCCGCCCTTCTGCCTCACGGTAAGCGCAACACCAGAACGCCGCCTGAATGGCCAGCCAGTGGCGAGGGCTGATCAGATGCTCCGTGTCGTTGAAGAAAAACGGGTCAAGACCAATGAGGCCGCCTTTCTGGGTACTTTTGGCAGTGAAGGCGCGCACATAATTCATCGGCACGCGCCATGCTTCCATTTCCTGCATCAAACACTCTTTTTCTACCGCGATAATCGTCATTGTTCAGTTTCCTGTGTTGTTATGCAGCTGCGCGCGCTGCTCCATTATCTGGAGTATCTGTGGCGCAATAACCATTTCCGGGCCGTTCTTAACCGGCACACACGGCTTTTCCTGACGGTTAGCGGTGCGAGGCAAAAAATCATCACGGCGTAGCGAGCCAAAGCCGCCAAAGGTGTTACGCGCCAGCTGTATGCCGGTGCGGATCTGCGTTATTCCACGAACCCCAACGCGCGCATACAGCTCACTCCAGCTGCATTTCGCCAGGGTGGCTTTTAGTTCGCAGGTGCCGGAAATCGCCGCGGCATGGAGAACCACACCGCGCCATTCAGGCTGTAAGGAATCCCAGAAATCCGCCGCGGCGGAATGGCTGGGGTTAATCTGCTTGCGGATACGGGCAAGCCATTCTTTGTTATCAGCCACGCTTCCCCCCTTTGATATTCAGTAAACGTCGCCACAGTGGGCGGCGCGGGCTTTTACCTGTGAATTTGTAACGGGCCGCCGGGTTCCAGCGCTGCCCGTTCGGCAGTTCAATCCAGCCGTGACTAAAGGCATTCAGCTGCGGGCTGGGTGATTGCTTGGTCAGATAAGTAACGAAAGGTCGCATAGCGCTCCCCTTACATCAGGCCGGTAGCGCTGCCGGTCACGATATCGACGGCAGCGGCCAGGACGGGCGCGGAATGGATACGGTTTTCAACCGTGTAAGCAAGCAGCGAAAGGCTGCGGATAGCATCGCGTGCTTTATCAAGTATGTGGTTACGGCGCGCGGCGCTCATATGCTCAGTTGATACAGCCTCACCGGCTATCGCTCCCACGCTGGCCGCAGCGGTCAGCGCGCAAAGCTGCATGTTTCCCGGCGTCGCGTTATTGATGGGAACGGATGGCTGACAATTAATCTGACGCAGCAGGCCATCAAGGATTCGTGAATCCTCGGTGTAATCCGTAATAGCGATAAGTTCAGAAAGCGATAGCTGATGTGACTGTTCCGGGTTCAGCTTATGACGCAGCGTTGCAGGCCGCATTCCAACAGCTTTGGCCAGGTTCGTAAGATTGTGAGCCTGCGCAAAAGCGCGGCAAGCATCGTCGAGATAGTTACGTACCGAAACTTTGTAATCGTACATGATTCGCCGTTTCCTAATTGATAGCCTGGATTACGCATTAAGCGAAATATCGCATTCGCTTAGTGCTTGAATGGTGAGAGCGGCCATATTGACTTCAACCAAACCGCGTTTTTGGGCTCCCTTCGGCTTAATAGGTAACTTGCCGTATTCAATCAGGTTGCGGGCTGTTTCAAGTTTTGTACCGGTTCGGCGGCAGTATTCTTCTAGAGGCAGATAGGGTTCAGGGATGACAATTGTAATGTTAGGTCGCATAAGGCAAACTCCTCGGTTACCCGATAGGGCAATATCGGTTTTTATAAGGCAATATCTACTTACGGGAGGAAGGTTAATTAGATTAAATCTAGATGTCAATAAAATCTAGACAATGTCTATGCGACTTTTAATGATGGCGAGATTTAGACTAGATCCTCAGACAGACAGCGCACCGGTGCTTGACCGTGTTCTGGAGGCTTATGGCTTCACGCAAAAGCTACAATTAGCAGAACATTTAGACATAGCCTCCAGCTCACTTTCTGCTCGTTACAAGCGCGGCGGCCTTCCAGCTGACATTATGTTGAAATGTATGGCAGAAACAGGCGTTACCCTTGAATGGTTAGCTACGGGTACTGGTCGCAAGTTCGACAATGAAGAGTTAGACATCCTCAAATTACCGCGCAAAAAAATCGTTGATGGACAGCTCTACGATTCAGGGATTTTATTGTTTGATAAGGTAACCTTTTTGCCTGGAAAACCCCTCCCCGCACATCCCGCTTGTATTATCGATGGCTCAAAGCAATATGTTATAGAACAGCAATTTACAGAAGTTTTTGATGATGAATGGCTGGTCGAAATTGAAGGAAAGGTAGGTGTACGCACACTTACACGCATTCCTGTAAAAAAAGTCCGGGTCAGTGGCGTCGGAATGGCTTTTGATTGCGGGATCGATGACATAAAAATTATTGGTCGCGTTATTTTGACGATTGAATAAATGAGCGTTCGAAAACTCCCCACTGGCGAGTGGATCGCCGACTTTTACACCGTCAACCGCAGCAATGGTAAGAACGGGAAGCGCATACGCAAAAAATTCGCCACGAAAGGGGAAGCCCTGGCGTTTGAGAACCACACGCTTCAAAAAGTGGAAATTGCGCCGTGGCTGGGTGAAGGGAAAGACAAACGAACATTGATTGACTTAATTTCAATGTGGTTTGAACGACACGGCGTTGCCTTACGAAACGGGCAGAAACGTAAAGATGCTATGACTTGGGCAGCGGAATGCATGGGGTTTCCGCTGGCAACTGAATTTAATGCCCAGCTGTTCACAACCTATCGAGCCAAGCGGCTTGAAGGGCTTTATGCCCGCACAAGCCGGGTATCTGGGGTATCACCTAAAACGATGAATCTTGAACATGCTTACTTTCTGGCTATGTTCAATGAGCTAAAACGGATCGGGGAATGGTCTGCCCCCAACCCACTGGAAAACGTCAGGCAGTACCGTACTGATGAAGCCGAAATGGCTTTCCTCAATGCTGAGGAAATCGATCGGCTTTTGCTGGAATGCAGACGAAGCAAAGTTAAGTACTTAGAGTTAGTAGTTAAAATTTGTCTTGCAACCGGCGCTCGATGGAATGAAGCGGCAACGCTTAGAAGCTCTCAAATCGCTGGCGGCAAAGTTACATTCGTCAAAACGAAAGGAAAGCGCAACAGAACAATCCCGCTTGATGATGAGCTCATATCCCAGTTGCCTGATACAAAAGGCGCTCTGTTCCCTAAGCCTTGTTATAACGCTTTCCGCTCTGCTCTGGAGCGCGCAGGCATTGAGCTTCCATCCGGCCAACTTACCCATGTATTGCGTCATACATTTGCAAGTCATTTTATGATGAACGGCGGGAACATTCTGGTTCTGCAAAAAATTCTCGGCCACGCCGAAATAACCATGACTATGCGCTATGCACATTTTGCGCCGAGCCACCTTGAAGATGCGGTGCGCCTCAATCCGTTAAACTGTCGCAAAAGTGTCGCTGTAGAATAGAAATACTGCCGATTATTGCCGATTATTAGCCAGCGCAACCCCTTGATATTTCTACAACTCATTGTTTTTAGTAGATAGTTAATGCTTTACAACATAGCCTGTGCTATATCTGTATGTAATGCGAACAGCCATGACATTTTGGGCTAAGACGCGGAGGTGTGGTATGAACGAAGTAATGAGGTGTATGCGCGTGTTTACTCACTCCCCTTTTCAGGTGCGGCTGCGGCTGCTGAATATGCTGTGCGATATGTTTAACCCTAAACCCCAGCCGGGGCAGGATGATCTCGGGCAGAAATAA